TAAGCGTTTGACAGTTTAGAGATTGGGTTTTTCTCTATGAGTTCTACGATGTTAAGTTCTTGCATCTTATTATATACTTTATAATAGGATACTCTTTAAGTTGTTATAACTGCTTATATATTTGGAAAGCAGTTTTTATAAAAGCGTTTCTACTTTCTACCATTTATTCGCCTTTTTGACGCTGATTTTCTGTCCTGCGCCGCGTTTTTTAACCGAATTTGGGTCATATTGTTCCTCTTCGTCTTCATCCTTCATTCCTTTCGATAATTCCCAGAACTCTTTTGACCCTAATCTGAAGTCACCGTGGCTGTCGGCTTTATACCAGAAGACTTGGTCGTGTAGCTTATTGGATTTCGAGTTATTATTTATCACCAAGCACTCATAATTTTCGGTACATTGGTCCATCACCTGACAAAAGCTCTCAAATGTGGGAAACATACCGGCATAGTTCTCATATATTCTTTTTCTATTTGCGATGTAATTTTCTCGAAGAATAAAAACATAATCTATGTTGGTTCTCAGTGTGGGCGGAATGCCGAGCGGATATTGCATTGTGATGACTAGCATCACCTTCCAATGTCTCCCGTTCATAAAGAGTAAGCGCATCATTTTATCACGAGTCCATGTCGCATCATATAAGCAGTCATCTAAAATGACGAAGGCACGAGGATCAATAGTACTGCGTTTATATGTTTCCATCTCCTTTTTAATCTGTTTCAACACAGTGCGCTGTCGTTTCAAAATGTTTTCAATAATCGCCGTATTGTATTCATTATGGACAAACAATTTGGGTACCATTTTTGCGTAAAATCCGTTACCTTCTTCTGTTCCCGAAATAACGGTACCAATTGGGATTTCTTGTTGATAAAAAAGTAGATCTCGGACCAAAAAAGATTTGCCGGTGTCACGCTTTCCGATTAATACAACAACGGGTCCTTTGTTTTCATTCGGCTTAAAACTAATACTTTTCATATCAAATTTTTTTAATTCAAGTGTCATATATTATAATGTATAAAATTTTAAATACAATATAAAACGCAATTGATTCCTCTTAATATAGTTTATAATTTGATATTAAGAGAGAAAAATACTTTCAAAGAATAATAAGTTAAAAACTCATATAATTTATATATTAAATACCTAATAATGATAAACGTAAATTATCAGAAAAGGAAGAACACAGAGCTTTTTAAAAGTTTAGAGAAATCATCATCTTTGTTTCTCTCTAAAACACAAAATTATATACCAATTTATAAAAGATTTTTGGAGTTAAATGAAACCAATTATAATAATGTAAATTTGAATCACAAATGGTACATTTCATCGGTAAATGATGAAGAATATAAGGAGGGTGAAAGCGAAGACAGTAAATTGTATAATTGTCGAATTAAAAATATAAACAATAATTCAAAAACAAAAGACAAGGATCTATTTTTCAAGATGGCTCCATTGTTAGATCCCTTTAAATATCTAATCGGAAAATACAATAACGATGATAAAATTTTAAATCTGCCATCAATTAATTCCGATGAAACATACTGCAATAGCAAATTGCTTGATTTAAATAATTCGGCATATGTGGATGGTTTATTTTTATTTCTCTCAAGTAATCTTATTTATGAAAATAATTTTCAACACGGTGTAGATTATTATGGCTCGTTTTTAGCTATTAAAAATAAATTTACATTAAATGTTTGTGATGACATAGATTACTTGAATAATTCTGATTTTTTTAATAAAAACAAGAATGTTCTGTTTAAAATTGATGATTATGAACATTTATTTCAGTTTCAAAATGAAGAGACCAAATTAAAACCATTAAAAATAGAACATAATTTATCATTAAAATCAAATATCTCTATTAAATCATTCGATAATGAAGTTTTTGAAGATATGTTTAGTGACGATAATACAATAGTGAATTTGGAAGACTTAAAAGGCAATTATTCTGAGCTAATTGATATAACAAATTCAAATTTGACAAATGATAATGACAATAAAGTTACATTAAAATCAAACTCAACCTGTTCTTCAAGAACATCTTACACAGTTGATGGAGAAACTGATCTACTTTTAGATCCACTTTTAGAAAAAGTGGAGCAAAATGAAGAGCAAAATGAGTTGGAAGAAGCAGATGAGTTAGAAGAAAACGAGTTAGAAGAAAACGAGTTAGAAGAAGTAAATGAAAAGCAAAGCGAAGGAGCCGACGATACGCAATGGGAAGACGAAGAAGAAGCAAGTGAAACAGACGACGATAGTTTCGAAGAAGAGGTGATAAACGCAACTATACCTCAATTCCCAGTTCAAGTTATTTGTATGGAGTATTGTGAAAATACATTTGACGATTTAATATTATCATCCGATTTAAAAGAAGAAGAATGGTTTTCCGCTTTTATGCAAATAATAATGATTTTAATAACCTATCAAAAGACCTTTTCTTTTACTCACAATGATTTACATTCAAATAATGTAATGTATAACTACACAGAGAAAAAATTTATTTATTATTGTTACAAAAAACAGATTTATAAGGTGCCAACTTTTGGAAGAATCTATAAAATTATTGATTTCGGCAGAAGCATTTATAAATACAATGGTAAACTATTTTGTAGTGATAGTTTCCAAATTGGCAATGATGCCGCCACGCAGTACAATACAGAGCCATATTTTAACGAGAAGAAGCCGCGATTGGAGCCCAACTTCAGTTTCGATTTGTGTCGTCTTGCTTGCTCTATTTTCGATTATGTTGTCGAAGATATGTCTGATGTTAAAGACCTTAGCAAATGTGACCCTGTTCAGCGTATGGTAGTAGAATGGTGTCTCGATGATAAAGGTATTAATATGTTATATAAAAATAACGGACAAGACCGATATCCTGATTTCAAATTGTATAAAATGATTGCTCGATGTGTTCATAATCACACACCACAAGCTCAATTAGAACGACCCGAATTTAAGGCGTATGCTAATTTTAAAGGAACTGTACCAAATGATGTTATAGATATTGACAAAATGCCTATTTTGATTTAGATTTTTATTTTCATAATTAGTGTTTAATTTTCATTAATATTATAATGTATATTATTAATGAATGATTTTGGTTTTATTATTACAAGACACGTTAATTCGGAATTAACCAATAAATATTGGAATACTTGTATTCAATGTTTAAGGCGATTTTATCCATATAGAAAAATTGTAATCATTGATGATAACAGTGATAAAGATCTCGTAATATCTTTTTATAATTATGAGAATATTGAGATTATTGAATCCGAATTCCCCGGTCGTGGCGAATTGCTTCCGTATTATTATTTTATTAAAAACAAATTTTTTAACAATGCTGTCATAATCCACGACAGTGTGTTTTTTCATACTCGGGTCAATTTTGAAAAATTAATTGGTCTTAACGTATTGCCATTATGGTATTTTAAGTCTGATAATGAACGCATAAGCAATTCAGTAGAAATTATCGACGTTTTAAGCAATTCTACCGAGCTTGTAAACAAATTGACATTGAATAACAGAGTACTTGGTATGGATAATTTCAACTGGTTTGGATGTTTTGGCTCACAATCATTTATAAATCACGATTTTTTATTGTTCTTAGAGAGAAAATATAAATTATCAAAATTAACCAGTGTTATTCTTTCAAGAAAAGACAGGTGTTGCCTTGAACGTGTATTTGGAGTTATATTTTTTAGCGAGTATCCATTTATTACTAAAAAAAAGGCACTACTGGGAAATATTTTTAAGTATCAAAATTTTAGTAAGTATACATACGAAAATTATGAAAATGATGTCAAGAATAATAGATTACCCAGACCTATTGTCAAGGTTTGGACGGGTCGTTAACAAATTATTTATGGTGATGATTATATTTATATTATATTTATATATAAAATGGAAAATTGTAGAATTTGTTTAGAAGAAATTTCTCCTGAAGACACATATAAAACAAAATGCGGTCATAAATTTCATAAAGATTGTTTTGAGCATTTAGAAAAAATTAATATAAAAACCAAATTAAGATGTCCTATATGTAATGAAGTATTAAGAAATCCAAAACTTGATATAAACGAAGAGATTGACGCGTATATAAAAGAGTGGGGAGAATTAAATTGTCACGACTTAATCGAGGAATTAAAATTAACTTATGGAAAAATATTTGAAATTAATGAACATGAAATTCACGCTGAATGCGAAAAACGTAATCAAACTGGTGGAAACAAACGACGAAGGAAAAATACTAAACGATATAGGAAAAATACTAAACGAAATAGGAAAAATACTAAACGACATAGAAAAAATAGTAAAAGGCGAAGAAATATTTAATTTAAAATTCAGGATTACCTGTGAAAACTTGGGGTGCACTTATGGCGCCACCTTCTTGAATCATCGGCTTCAATTGACTCAAAATAAAATGACCCATTATAACACTAACATATACTAAAAGGGCATCACGAATTAAAAACTTTAATGGTTTTGCATCCTTGTCGATAAATCGCATTTCAATAAATTTTGCTATGACAAAAATAACAGATATGATTGCTGCTATAATAAATATGTTATCCATTTAAAATACTTATTGTATATATTATTTATCTTTTTACGCAAATTATAAATATAATTTTTATATTTTTATAATTTAATAAATTTATTCTAAAACTTCGATTTCGTCTAACAATAAATCTGGCAATAAATCCATTTTTGGTTCTTCGATGGATAATAGACCTAAAGATTCTGGACTTACAAATTCATCAGAAATATTTATTTTAATGTTATCGTCATCGGAATCATTTGCTTCATCCTGTTTTCTTTGCTCGGCTCTCATATTACTAATATAATCTAAATTCTCATATGTTTTTGGTACTACAACGTTTTGAAATTTCCCATCACTACTGGCAACATAATCAATATCATTAAAGCCAACTTTATTTCCACCAGTTGTATCTACTTTCTGAGGTTGAGGTTGCTCTTGCTTTTGCGGTTGCTCAATAATTTGCTCTTTAATTTCTTCAACCACATCTTCTTCAATGGTTTCATCCATATATGCCTTCAATATTGCTTCAACCGGGATACTCTCTCTTAATGTGTTTAAAATACATTCTTGGACAATTACTTCTAACTCTCTATGGTTCTTTTGAATGTTTAAAGGTGGAATATTGATTTCAAATAAATAAACATTTTTATACACCTTGCGTGCTACATTGATATACGTCTTATGAACAAAATCATCCAACTTGGGTACTTTGATATCGACCTTCTTTTGTTTTTGTCCTACACGCATAGCAGTGAGAATTTTCAATTGAATAATGTGAACACAAGTTACTAAATCTTCTAAATAAGAACATCCTGATTTCTCGCAAATTCTTTTACGCTCTGTTTCAATAATTGTTTGATTCCATTTGGGAATTCTCGAAATGAAATTTTGAAATGTCATTAAATACTTGTCCATTTCACCATTGTCCTTACACAGTTTAATAGCTTCGTCTAAAATAGACTTGTAGCCATCAATAATTAGCGGCGTCAAAATGGTAATCAATCTGGCACCCCATTCATTCTTCGATTCGTGAAGCGAACTTACGTTAAAATCATCCATAATTACTAAATAGTTGTTTTATATTTTATTTTTTTAAACTAATTATAAAAT